ATTGATCCAGCGTGGAATACTTGGAGACAATCCATCCGTACAACGGCGGCTGATTATGTAACTGCAATCATGGCGGCGGCTGATATGCCAGCCCTTGAAGCGGTGATGGGTAGCATCACTTGGCCTCACGATCCTGATTACGTGCCATTGGCTTAAGAATAACCCAGCCCAACTCCGGGGAAAAGGGGGTGCTGGCAGACCATCCTTTGGGTTGATGTCTGCCCCAGATTGTGTGGAAATATGATTGACCCCATAACTATCGGTGCCGCATTTGCAATAGCGAAAAGCACGATTGCCGGGGTCAAAGAAGCTATTCAGCTTGGTAAAGACATTCAGGAATGTTCTGGTGACATTCTTAAGTTTTTTGAGCATAGAGATACTGTAGCAAAAGCGGCGTTGCTGGAGAAGAAAAAACCCGGCTCAGAGCTTACGCAAGCTGCTAGTGCGGTATTTCAAGTTCGGGCGCTACGCCAAGCTGAGAAACAATTGAAAGAACAGTTGATTTACTCTGGTAACGGGGATGTGTGGGAAGCAATCCAAGCAGAATACAACTTGATCGTGGCTAACAGGAAACGAGTAGAACGCGAGGCAGAAGCCAAGGCCAAGTTGAAACGGGAGAATCTGGCAGAGACGGTAAATATCCTGCTGATCGGCTTTGCTTCTATTCTTGCGGCTGGGTTTGTTGGCTGGGGTACGTTTGCATTTGTTATGTACAAATTGAGGAATTGATATGAATTGGACGGATGTGATGAAAGCGGTGATCCCCATTGTGGTGGCATCACTTGCATGGCTTCTTGGCGAAGTGTCCTCTTTCAATACCCGTCTAACCAAAATTGAAGGTTCCATGCCTGCGTTGATTACAAGCCAAGGCGTCCCTACTGACAGCCCGTTGTCGGCTGAAGCGCGACACAAGCTCAAGGAAGAGGTTTACAAAGAGATCAACACCCTACACGTCAAAGTAACTCTGCTCGAAGAGCGTCAGAAAGGAAAATAATGGATTGGTTAAAAACGATTGCGCCCACCATAGCCACTGCGCTGGGTGGCCCTCTTGCTGGCCTTGCTATCGAGGCTGTCAGTAAGGCCATTGGCATTGACCCAAAGGACGTCCAGTCTACGATCAGCGAAGGCAAGTTATCTTCTGACCAGATCATGCTCTTGAAGCAGGCCGAGATTGACATGGCTGCACGGGCGCAGGAAATGGGGTTGGACTTTGCCAAACTCAATGTTGAAGACAGGCGGTCTGCTCGTGAGATGCAGGCTGAAACCCGCTCGTACATCCCTGCTATCCTTGCTATTGCTGTCACCATTGGGTTCTTTGGCATCCTTGTGGGAATGATGACGGAGACGTTTAAAACGTCTGATCCTTTGATGCTAATGTTGGGATCGCTTGGCACAGCATGGACAGGAATCATCGCGTTTTACTTTGGTTCTTCCGCTGGCTCTCAAGCTAAGGATGACTTACTCCACCAATCCACGCCCACAAAATGATTACTGCTGAACAACTGGCAAAGCTGAAGATTGACCCCGAGTGGCTGGAGCCTTTAAACGACACGTTCCAGCGGTACGACATTAGCACCCCCTTGCGGATGGCGGCTTTTATTGGTCAGTGCTCCCATGAGTCTGGGAACTTTAAAGTCTTGCGGGAGAACCTGAACTACAGCGCAGAACGTTTGTGCAAGGTCTGGCCCAGTCGTTTTCCTTCACTGGAGGCCGCTCAACCTTTCCACAGAAACCCCGACATGATTGCCGATAAGGTGTACTCTGGCCGGATGGGCAACAACGAGGAGGGCGATGGCGCTCTGTACATTGGGCGGGGTTGCATCCAGTTGACGGGCAAGGACTCTTACACACTGGCCGGAGATGCTCTGGGCGTGGACTTTATGCACTCCCCTGACCTTGTTTCTATCCCCAAGTACGCAGCCCTGACTGCTGGGTGGTTCTGGAACAAACGGAACCTGAACAAAGAAGCTGACGCCAAGGATTACTTGGGGATGACAAAGAAGATTAACGGTGGCACAATTGGGCTTGACGATAGGGTTGCCCACATCAACACCGCCCTCAGTGTCCTAACTGCATGAGGTAATCCGTGCCATTACAGAAAATCCTGTTCAAACCGGGGGTTAACCGGGAAAACACTCGTTACACCAACGAAGGCGGGTGGTATGAATCCGAGAAAGTCCGGTTTCGCCAAGGTACGCCTGAGAAAATTGGCGGCTGGACGCGGTATAGCCCATACACATTTTTAGGTGTTTGCCGTTCCCTATGGAACTGGATCACGCTTGCAGGACAGAATCTTATTGGCGTTGGTACGAACTTAAAGTTCTACATCAACCAAGGCGGGTACTACAACGACATTACGCCCATTCGTGCAACCTCTACGATCAACAATAACCCGTTTGTAGCTACTCTTGGTTCATCTATTATTACCGTTACTGACACTGCTCACGGCGGCATTACAAACGACTACGTTACATTCAGTGGCGCTACGGGTCTGGGTGGTAACGTTACCGCTACAGTCTTAAACGCCGAATACCAAATTACAGTTATTAGCTCCAGTAGTTACACCATTACCGTAGCCGTCACAGCCACCGCCGCTGATGTGTCTGGCTCTCCCGGCGGTGGGGCAGCCGTTGTTGCCGCATATCAAGTCAATACTGGCCCCGCTATAGCTGCTCCTTTAGTTGGCTGGGGTGCAGGGGGGTGGGGGCTTGGCGTGTGGGGTTCTGGCGTTGCGGTTACCAACTCTCTACAACTCTGGAACCAATACAACTTTGGTGAGAATCTTTTGTTTGGCCCGCGTGGGGCAGGTATCTATTACTGGATAGCAAGCACGGGCGTATCTACACGGGGTGTTAACTTGACCACGCTTGGCGATGCGCAAACGCCTGTGGTGCAGAACTACATCATCGTGTCGGACACATCACGGTTTGCACTTGTCTTTGGAACAAACGATCCTAACGCTACAAGCCCCAACGCTTTGGACCCCATGTTTATCCGTTGGTCGGATCAGGAAGACCCGTTTGTGTGGACACCTGCCGTTACCAACCAAGCAGGCAGTATCCGTTTGTCGCATGGCTCTGAAATTATTACGGCCATTCAGACCCGGCAAGAAATTGTGGTTCTCACAGACCAAGCGGTGTATTCACTGCAATACCTTGGACCGCCCTACGTTTGGGGTACGCAGCTTTTAGGCGACAACATCTCTATTATTAGCTCCAACGCCGTTGCACTGGGTTCTGGCGTTCTGTATTGGATGGGCGTGGATAAGTTTTACATGTACGATGGCCGCATCCAAACACTTAACTGCGACCTGCGGCGCTATGTATTCAGCGACATTAACCAAGGGCAGGCAGAACAAGTGTTTGCCAGCACCAACGAAGGTTTTAACGAAGTTTGGTGGTTCTACTGTTCTGCCAACTCTTCTTCTGTGGATAAGTACGTTGTGTACAATTACCTTGAAAAGGTCTGGTACTACGGCACTATGGCCCGTACTGCTTGGTTAGATTCCGGTCTGTTGGACTTTCCAATTGCCGCCACATACGTTAATAACATTGTCAACCATGAAGATGGAATAAACGACAACATGACGGCTACCACTGCGGCCATTGAAGCATACATTTCTTCGTCTGAATTCGACATTAACGATGGCCACAACTTTGGCTACATCTGGCGGGTACTGCCGGACTTGACGTTTGGTAACTCCACAACAGATTCTACTGGGGCGCAACCGCAAGTCACAATGACACTGTACCCAATGACAAGTTCCGGTTCAGGCACAGGCACAGCCGCAGCAGCAACTGTAACCAAAGTTGCCACATACAACATTACAGAAGAATTTACTGGGATTGTTTACACGCGGGTCCGTGGTCGGCAGATAATTCTTAAAATGAGTTCCAATCAGATTGGTACAAGCTGGCAAATGGGCGCTCCTCGTATTGATATTCGACCAGACGGAAGACGTTAATGGCACAAGTAAATGTAAGCCCTCCCAGCCTACCGCTGGCCCCGGAAGAATACAATCAGCAGTACATGGACAAGCTGGCAAACGTGTTTCGTTTGTTTTTTAATCAGCTTAACAACGCCGGACCAATAGCAGGTTCTACGCAACGGGACGGAACAAATGTAATTTCGGGTTTGAGTTTTAGCCAACCCGATCCTGCAACTCCCGGACAATACGTTGTCAGCTTGCCTACTGACGCTGATTACGCTAACCTACGGGTGGGGTCTGTCTATTACGACAGCGCCACTAAGATACTGAAAATTAAAGTTTGATACAAGGAGCCTGTTATGGACGCTGGAATCGGTGAAGCAATGCTGCTTAGCGCAGCGATGGGTGGTGGTTCTGCTGCTATTACAGGTGGCGATCCGCTTAAAGGCGCTATGCTGGGTGCCCTAACAGGCGGCGTTGGTGCCGGTATTGGCGGCATGATGTCTGGCGCTATGCCAACGGCTGCTAGTGCTTTGCCGGGTGCTCTTAGCACTACACCGGGAATTATCAGTGGAGTTACCGATGCAGCAGCCGCACAAGCTGCCGCACAAGCTGCCGCACAAGCCGCAGCAGTAGGTCCCGGGATAACTACGCTTCCAGCAACTGGCTTTGGCGATCTTGTTGCTTCCGCTGCCCCCCCAATTCCGGGGGGAGCCATGTCGGCTATTGATGCGGGTGGGTTTAACCCAGCAAATTTACCAGCGCCTCAGGTTTCTTCTTTTCAGCAGGCAATGAACGATCCTCTGAAGTACATGGGAGACCACAAAATGATGATGGCCGGGGCGGCTTTGACTGGTGCAACAGGCGCACGATATAACCCTAATATTCCAGCCGACACATACGACAACCCACTAAAGAGGTTTCATTACAGCCCTAGTACATACCGTCCATCTTTTGTTTATGCAGAAGGCGGAATTGCTTCATTGGGTGGCAATAGTATGGTAGTTGGTGGTCAACCTTCTTTAAATAACAATTCATCATCTGCAAATATGGCAAGCGGTGGCATCTCTGATCTGGGTAGCTACTCCGATGGTGGCCGTATGCTTAAAGGCCCGGGTGATGGCATGTCAGACAGTATTCCTGCCAGCATTGCTGGCAAACGCCCAGCCCGTTTAGCGCAAGGTGAGTTTGTTGTTCCAGCCGATGTAGTATCCCACCTTGGTAATGGTTCCACAGATGCGGGTGCAAATCAGTTGTACCACATGATGGACAAAGTTCGTCAAGCACGTACTGGCCGTAAGTCTCAAGGCCGTGAGATTAACCCCGGCAGATACATGCCTGCTTAAGGAATATTTAAATGTTAATTCCAAATAAATTTAGCGGTTACTCTAAAGATGGTCGGCGCGAATACCATTTTGGTAGCGGGATTATAAGTGGCGTTGCGCCGCCAAGTGGCGTTGCGCCGCCAAGTGGCTCTCAAGGGTATTCTGGAAGGCTGGCGTATAACGCAAATGGCAAACTTGTTCCCATAGAAGAGATTAAAGGCTCTCTGGGGTATAGCGATTTATTGCCAGTATTTAATCCTTCTATGCAAACTCCTCCTAGCGGGTTTCGGCCAAGTGCATTGGATTACGATAAACCAATTACTGATACTGATAAAAATAGTCCAACCTATGGAAAAGTAACAGGGTATGAAGCTGGGCCTCAGTTTTATCAACCTATTCAACAGCAGTCATATCAAAACTACAACGTAGATACCCCTTACGGCGCTAGTCAATATGGCAAGGGCGTTCAGTATTTGCAAAACCCGTTTTCTTATGCGCCAGCCGGAGTCAGTGCTGGTAGCCAAGGTGGTTTTGGCGGTATGTATAACCCCTTTTCATACAGGGGCGGAAACATAAGCGGTAGCAGCGGGATGGGTTATGGCGGTTATGGAACCTACGGCACCCAAACTCCGGGCGGACAAACTGGCGGTACATATCCACCCCCACCACAGACTGGCGGGTATCCGCCCCCACCAACTGGTATTGTCGGGTTGCCACCAACAGGCGGGCCTGTTACGGGGCCAGTAGTCGGGCCTGTTACGGGGCCAGTAGTCGGGCCGGTTATAGGACCAACTCCTCCAACAAGCGGGTTTGTTACGGGACCAACCCCGCCAACAAATGGCCCTGTTGTAGGACCAGTAGTCGGCCCTGTTGTGGGACCACCTAATAGTAATAATCCACCGTCAACCAGTAATCCACCGGTAGTCAGTAATCCACCAAGGTCAAATTACACTCCAACTGCCGCAGAAAACAGGGCGTATATTACTTGGATGTTGGCTCAGCCAAACCCTGCTGGCACCGGCACGCTGGCTGATGTATATAGATCCCAAGGTATCACCGACCCATTTAGTGATCCACGAGTAATTCAACAGGCAACCGATCAAAACACACGCGCCAATGACCGCAATACTTTGATTGCCTCTTCAGGTAATACAGCGTCAGGTTATGACCTTGCGCCGTGGAGCGACCCAAATTATGCAAAGTACGAAGGTACAAACAGAGAAGCCTATAATCTTGGTATGCAAGCCAAGGGTAGCCCCGCTGCATATAACGCTTTAAAAGCCCAGTATGGTTGGGATGACGAAACGGCTCAGTCGTGGATTTTGCGCTCCACTGACCCAGCAGCATGGAACAAACAAGCAGCGGCGGCTAGTGCAGCAGCAGGTCTTGTGGCTGGCCCCGGCCCTTCTTCTAATTCACCACAGCCAAGAATAGGTACGCCAGAACCAATTACTCGTGACAGAGCTTTAGGAGTTATTCCCGACTTGACTAACCCCTTTACAGATACGGGTGCGCCTACAACTTCACCTTTAGACACATATGCCATGCAAACGTATGGTCGTCCTTTGACGGATTCGGAAAAAGAAGTTTTGTCTAACATGCCTTTAACCGATGCGCGAAACGTTATGGATACTTCCATTGCCAATTACAACGCATCACAAAATGCTGCGCCATTAGGTTCTGACGAGAGTTACAACTATAGTGATTATGCTGGTAATAGTAGTGGCGGCGGTAAGCGGGGTGGTAAGGTTTCCAAAGACGGTATAACTGCATTACTGCGCCGCCGATGACTCTCAACGTCCGCCCTGTAGACACCAGCTATATCCATCAAACATGGCCGCTGGTTAAGCCGTTTATTGCGGAAGCAATGAAGAAGGGTGGGGATTTCCCTGATTGGGCTGCTGGCTACACGGTTGACCACATTCAGTTATTCCTTACCAGTGGGCAGTGGTTGCTTTTGGTGGCTGTTGACGAGGAAAACGTAGTCCACGGGTGCTGTACCGTGTCGTTCATTAACTACCCTTTGCATCGCGTGGCGTTTGTAACCACCATTGGGGGTAAACTTATCTCTAATGAAAACACAATGGCGCAGCTAAAAGACTTGCTGAAACAGCGTGGGGCAACGAAAATACAGGGGCACGGAAGACCTGCGATTGTTCGTTTGTGGAAACGTTATAACTTTGAACCCCGAAACACCCTTGTTGAGGTATTGATATGAACGTGGAAGGAAAACTGGAGTGGTTTGGTGGAAACCAAGACGCTTTGAACATGTTCCGTATGTTTGTGGATTTGGCCCATACGTGGGATGATCTTGTTGACAAAGACAAAGAGGTTGTAGAGCATGAAATTAATAACGCATTTGCAATCGCTCTTGTTTATCTTCCCTCAAATTCTTTTTACAGAACCATACAGCCACAGGTATTGCCAATGTGGTTGTCTGTCATTCATGCTTACCAAACAGCAAATGCGTTTGAAAAAACAAAAGATGAGCATGGGTTAGAGATTGCGCATACCCTTCGTTATGCTGCTGGAAACATAATGGCATACGCTGTACATGTCTGCGTTGGCCCCGAAAAGGCTGGTGAGTATTTGCCAGAAATGTGGAAAGCCATTGTGGTTGAACGTTTTGAAGATTATCGCAAGGAGCATTTAAATGCTGATCCCAAATAAATTTAACGGTTATTCTAGAGATGGTCGGCGCGAGTACCATTTTGGTGGTGGTAACACTGCCCCAACTACTTCAACAACTGTTACATCAAACATTCCTGATTGGTTAAAGCCACAAGTTACAAGTTTGATTGGCGGGGCTACCCAGCAAATTTTTCAGACAAAACCACAAGCGTTAATTACAAATCCAGATGGAACGGTAACTAATCAGGGACAGTTTGATATTACGGGTGTAAACCCATACGTTCCATACAGTGCCAATCCGGCAGATTATGTGGCAGGGTTTAGTCCTCTTCAGCAACAAGCTCAAGTTAACGCTGCTAATTTGCAAATGCCGGGGCAGTACGGCCAAGGCTCTCAACTTGCCGGTGCTGCTGGTGTAGGCGGGATGCAGTCTGCGGATCAGGCTTATGGGTTTGGCACTGCGGGTTATAACGCTGGTATGCAAGGGTTAGCGCAAGGACAATATGCCGCTCAACAGTCTGCACAAGATGCTGCTGCCTTG